GAATCGGCGTCGGGAGCGTCGATGAAGCCGCGCTCAACCGCCCAGGGCACCAGGTCGGCAGGAAGCTCCACCGTTTCGCCTTCCGCAATGGGCTTGCTCGCAAGCGTCAGGCCCGCCTTCTTGATCGTGTGCTTCTGAGTGGTCTGGGTAGTCATCGCGGAATCTCGGGTTGAAGAACGGCTTGGGTCTTCCATACGTCGACCCACAGGGCGGTGGCAGCGTCGTAGTCCTCGAGGTTGCCCTCGATGAGCTGGCAGGCACGGCCACCAGGAATGGGCGGTGTCCAGCCCAGCAGCGGCTGACGAACCTTGCCCAGCAGCAGGCGCAGCTCATCGATCACCTGCGCCCCGCGCTGCTCGCGGTAGTTGCGGCAGACGGTCACCACCGCGAAGTTCACTTCGACCAACTGCGCCAGGCGCGCCTGCTGGCCGGGGATCGAAACGCCGGTTTTGGTCTCCAGCGGCATCTCCCGGGCCAGCAGCACGTAGCAGCACGGCGCGGGGAAGTCGCGCAGCGCTGTAACGGCGGCGTAGTCGGCGCTGCCCTGGACCTGACGCAGATCCTTGTCGCTGACGCCCTGTCGGATGCGATCGCGCACCAAGCCAGTGTCGAAGGGCTGGGTGCTCACCGACCGTAGTCCTGCAGGGTTCGATGGCTGAACTCTCGCGGTGGTGCACAGACCTCCGGTGCACCACCGCTGGGCGCAGGCAGCGGGTCATCGGCGCCAAGGCTGAACTTGCCGTCGCGCACCAGCTCCAGAAAGCGCAGCGCTTCCTTGTAATCGCGTACCACCGGATCGGTGCGTTCCTCGGTGTTGACCCGGTCCTTGTGCAGCAGGTAGCGCGCAATCCACCGGGCCCAGGTGGACACGATGCCCGGTACCGGCGCCGGCAGCGGTACCGGATAGGGCTTGGGCTTGCGCATGACCAGGTAGCCATTGATCACGCCATCGGCATCGTCCAGGGCGCGCTGCACATGTGCCGCAGCCTGATCGGCGATCGCCACATCGGCTGGATCGAACGCACTGCGATCGCTGCCGAGCAGCGTGGCGTCCATCAGCGCATCGTCCACAATCGGATAGCGCTCCGGGGTGGCCACCTGCGCCAGTTCCTGGGCGAGCTTGGCCGCCGACAGCAGTGCGAGCGTGCAGTAGGACATGGCGGCCAGTTACTCCGACCCTTCCGGGTCTGCAGGTTCGTCACCGAGTACGCCCGCATCCTGGTAGGCCTGAGCCTCTTCCCAGGTCATCTCTATCCAAGCCGGCGGCTTGACGACCACGCCCTCGTGCTTGAACGGGCTGAGTACTTCAAAGCATGCAGACAGCCAGAGACCATCAGATACCAGTGCATTGGGCGAATCGCCCCCACCGGCGGCAACCCCAATGGAGGTGTCGGCTTCCGGCGACGGAGCACCCGCGTCGATGGCGTCCTGGTCCGCTGCCGGATGGTTGGCCTGCGATTGGTCGACGGCAGCACCATCGGCTGCAGAGACAATCGACGCGGCGGACTGCAGCTCGCTCTGGCCTTGCTCCGGTACCGAGTCATCCGCCGCCGGCGGCGCGTCCACAGTCTTGTCTTCCGCCACGACTGGCACGTCGGCCGGCTGGTCGTCCTGGACGGTCTTGGGTGCGCTGGGCGGCGCAGTGCGGGGCTTGGCCACGACGAGTTCTCCGAATAGGTGTGGTGCCGTGCTCTCCGGCTGTCACGCATGGTTCTGCTGTGCTCCGCACGGCCAGGCCCGCGTTTGCCTGGTGCTGCCGCTCGCTGGGTTGTACGGGTAAGGCGGCAACTGCGCCGACTATCCTTCGCCGGCGCCGGTCATCAGTTGCCTGCGCCGCTGATCAGATAGCCGGCGGCCATGCCTGCCAGGACCGGGGTGGCATCGTTGCTGACCCCGTAGATCCAGCTCTTGGCACTGTTGTCCCAGTAGGGAACTTCGACCAGGGGCATGCCTTCGATGCGATAGCCATAGCCGTAGCTGGGCTCCTCGACGTTGGCGTTCACGTCAGCGCCAGGGCTGACGTAGGCCAGAACAGCCGAAGTACCCCAGACATCACCGAATGCGCCATTGTCATCGGCCACCACACCGCCGCCGACGACGATGTTGTCGATCTCGAAAACCTGCTTGAGCAGATCCAAGGTGACCTTGCGAATGCCGGTGCTGGCCGAGCGATCAATCAGCTTTGGATGCTGCTTGAGCTGCTTGAACGCCTTGGCAGACAACAGCATGGTGTTGGGATACAGACCGATGCTGTCACGCACAGCTTCCTTGCCGGTTTCGACGTCCTGCGCGGGGTTCGAAGCAGCGTTGGACCACACGTTGTTGCCAGCCAGCGCGACTTTGTGGTCGTTGTCGTAGTTGGCTGCATTGGTGGCGATCTTGGCGCTGTCCACCTCGTACTCCAGCAGCAGCGAGCGCAGCACGATGTTCACGGCCCGGGTGCTCAGGTTGATCCCCGGCACCTGGCTTGCATCTCGCATATGTTCACGCGGCACCGGCGCTTCCAGTGCGCTCGGGACGATGGCGTACGGCTTGCCCTCATAGCCGAAGCGGATGCGCTTGGTATTGGCACCGGGGGCACGCTTGGCGTTGTAGATCTTGAAGGACTCCTTGCCGAACTCGATCACCTGGCCGCCATAGGCGGCGACGTCGGCGAAGGGGAACAGCGCGGTGGCCACGAGCTGCGCCTGGCGGTAGCCACGGGCGTGTTCGGAAAGGATCGGGTCAACGACGCGAACCTGGCCGGGGGTCATTTGTCCAGACATGTAAATCTCCTACGGCACTAGCCGGTCAGTTCGGGATGAGGATCACTTCGAGGACATCGCCATCGGCGGTGGCCGTGGCGCCAGGCGCCGCACGGGCAACGACCTTGCCGGCGTCGGCGGTGATGGCCTTGCCATCGGCACCCACCTGGAGGGCGGCGCCGGCAGCGATTGCGCCACCTGCGGTCACTTGCGTGGTGCCCAAGACGTCGACCGGCGCCAACTGCCCGACGGCGGCATCCGAGCGCGCAACCCCGCAGGCGTTGCCGCCGGCAGCGGCGACTTCACCGGTCGGCGAGACGAAGCGGTTGTGGGTGAGGGCTGCCGCGGCCAGCACGGACAGCGTGAGCAGAGCGATGTTCTGGGACATGGTGGGCTCCTGGATGGGAAGGTCAGCCGCCGACCGCGGCGACTGCAGCCGCCCAGGACGTGCCGGGGTGCTGCTGCTGGTAGGCCTTGGCCTGGTTGAACAGATCCGCGCGGCCAGCATCGACATGCGTGCCCGGGGGCGCGGCGAAGTTCGCCGCTGCGTTGGGTGCGTCGCCACCGGACTTCTCGCCGAAGTCCACTGCCTTGGGCAGGCTGGTCAGCAGCTCGCGCAGGACCGACTCAGCTGGCTTGGACACCGTCGTTTCGCCCTCGGCGAAGTTCAGCGGTTCCTTGCCATTGGGCTGGGCCAGCAGCAGCTCCACCACCGCCGGCTGCTGACGGGGCAGCAGCTTGCCTTCCTTCACCAGGCCTTCGGCGAACGCCACCGCGTCTTCGCGTCGGGCCGCCTGCTCACGGGCAGCGAGGGCCTTCTCGCGAGCGTCCAGGGTGGAAGCCTGCTGGTCGAGCTGCTGCTGGCGCTGGGCGTGCTCGGGGTTGTTCTGCTGGGACATGGGGTCGATCTCCGATTTGACCTGTTCACGAGTAGGAGGCGTTGCCGGGATGAGCGCAGGCGCGCCGATGGCGCTGCGCGGGAACTGGGTGAGCAATGGCGACGCAAAGAGGGCCGAGTTGCGCGCTCCGTCGTCATCGCGTGTGCTGCTCTCGATCCCACGGATCTGCCAGTCGGGAATGACCTGGTCGGCCGTCTCAAGGCCTTGGGTGTCGATCAGCCAGTCGCGGAAGCGGCGGAACAGATCCGTCAGCGTCCAGCCCAGCGGGGCCAGCGACATGGCAAAGCAGGCGGCATCGTCGCCCTCAGCGAACGAGGCCGACTTGAGCCCTTTCACTGCCGGCGGCTGCGCGCCCAGGAAGCCTATGTGGCGCAGGTAGTACTTGCCCGGCGTCGGGTTGCCCGGCGAATCGGGCATGAAGATCGAAGCGCTGATCTTCTTGAAGCGACCGTTGTTGGCCAGCTCCGCGAACGCAGGATCGACCTGATGCGGTTCGGCCATCAGGAGGCCGTCCTTGGCCTGAAGGGTTTTGCCCCAGCCATAGGCCGGATCGTCGGTCTTGGGATGGCCCACCACGATGGGCGCTTCATGCAGTGTCGGATCGTAGCTATCGGCGATCTGCTGCACATCCGCTTCGCTGAAGGTCAGCGTGCGGCCGTCTTCGGCAACGTGCGTGCCGGCTTTGAAGATCTGCAGGGTGGCGGGCTGGTTCATGCCGCCAGTTTTCCCGCACCGCTGTCTCATGTATTGGGACCGCGGTCCGCAAGAAATGATCACTCTTGCGACATTGCAGGAAGCTGCAGTTAAGACCCCGCGCGCTATTGGCCGCGAACACGCCAGAGAGGCGTGTCAGACACCAAGCAGTCCCCGATGACGTCCGAGTGTGGCGGCCCCGGCATGGAGGCGCGCACAGCGCCTCCTACGCGATGATCACTCGAAGGCGCCGCTCACGTGATCTTGGGCGATATCCAGCAACTCCTTCTCATCCTCGCGACTGACACCAAGCCACGGACGAGCAGCGATGGTGTTCGTGTACGAGGGCATTGTGACCGAGCGCTTGTAGCGCGCGTTCCTACGACTGGCTTTGACGAACCGGCTGCCGCCCTTACCCGTCTTCAGGTGGATGTTGGCCGGACGCGCGCCGCGTTGGATGGTGCCGCCGAATTGGTGGATGGCGCCATAGGGTGCATTGGTACCGACCAGGACGGCATCGTTCCCGTCCGTTTGCCATGAAGCCATGTCACCGAGCATGTGGAAATCGAACTTCAGAATCGGCACGCCGGGGCGCTTCTTCTGTTTCCAGCGTTTGTAGCTGGGCTCAAGCGCGCGCCATCGACGTCCAGTCGGGTCCCGCTCCTTTGCGGCCCGCTCGCGTGTGGATCTCAGCAGGTACTCGCCCCAGTCCTTCAAGATCAGTTGGCGCGCCTCGCCCTCCAGCTGCCGCAGCGCATCGGCCAGACCAGGTGTTGCCGAATCAAGGGTGACTTCAAGATGCGCCATCAGAGCGTCCCCTGCAGCAGCTGCAGCGTGCCATCGGCAACGCCGCGTTGGAGCTCGGCCGGCATCAGCATCTGCAGCTGGGACTGCACCGTGCTGACGCCCGTTTCCGAGATGGCCACATCGACCACCATAAAGGCAGGACGCCCCACCGCCAGCACATAGCGCAAGCGGCCTGCGGCAGCGTTCAGCAGGATGGCCACCGCATCGAGAAGGCGGATCGGCAGCTCGGCTGCGGCGATGGCCACCGCGCCAGGCCGAGTGATGGGGAGCTGCTCGGCCAACACGGCAAAGGCCGCCGTCGCTGGGCGAACGGCGGCACGCTGCAGCTGCGAAACCAGTCCGGGCGACAGTGCTCCGGCCAGGTAGCGGGCAGCGTGGGCAGCATCGGCATCAATGCTGGTCAGCCAGCTGGCATAGCCGGCCTGCAGCGCATCCCTGGCGCGCGGCCGCGCCAAGGCCTGAGCAGCGCTGGCAGCCGCTGGCGCCGCGGGCAACCGTGCTCCCGTCTCCAGTGCGTTCTGCAGAGCGGAGGTGAGTTGCCCGGTCAACGATGGCGGGGTGACCGGACCACCACGCCCGCCGGGCCAGTGATCGGCCGTTGCGCCGGGTGCGTAGCCGAACCCAGGATCGACGCCTGCCGGCGTCAATACGGTGCGCGGCCCACCAGGACTGCGCTGCCCGACGGTCACCGACTGCATCACGATCTCGGGAGCCTTGTCCGGACCATTCTTGCCCAACCGGCGCAGGTCGCGCTCGTTGAGCGCATCGACATAGCACTGGCAGCCCCAGCCGTTGGCTGGATAGTGGTAACGCCACCACGGATCGTCGTGGCGCAGCACCAGGCCATTCCACGACACGTGCAACGGCCGAGGGTGCTCGACAGCATCGTTGTGGTTATAGCGCCAGAACGGCCGCACCTTGATCAGCTGCTGCAGCTGGGCCCAGCGGCCTGCGTTGTAGCTCTGGCGCAGATTGGTCTCGTAGATCACCCGCGAGCGCCAGTTCCGACCGCCGTTGTAGTCCCAACCATGCGTGGCCACGATCCGGTCGAAGTCCTCCCGGAACTGCTGAAGAGTCCGCCCCTCAGCAATGACCCGATCAATGGATTGCCGGAAGTCCGCCAGCAGAGCGTCACGGTTGGCACCGGCCACCATGAAGCTGGAGTCGTGCTCCGACTCCCAAACGTCCAGGTAGCTCTCGGTGAGCACGTTCTTCTTGCGACGGAAGAACTCGATCTGCTCCCGGAACGGAAGTTGAGCGTAGGCAACACCGGCCATTGATCAGTCTCCCGCGCCCTGGATGTCGGTACGGCCAGCCAGCGTCGCGGCCGTCATCGCATCGGCCATCACCGAGGCGTAGTCGTCCAGGGTCATGTTCGGGTGCAGCTCAAACAGCCGGTCGCGCAATTGCTCCAGCGAGTCGACCTCATCGACCAGCTGGCGGATCTGCTCGACCCATCCAGCACCAATGGGCGACAGCCGGCGATCGAGCTGCTGGCCCAGCTCGACAGCGGGATCGGGCGTCTTCGGGGTGCCGTCGGCAAAGGCGGCGGGATAGTGCCTGCGCAGCAAGCTGACCACCGCACCGCCGGCGTCGGCGAACTGGGCGCCATCGATCGCCGTCGGTACCGCAGGCGGATCCTGCGGCGCCTGGACAGGCTCGTAGTTGTCGCCGTAGGTCTGATCCATGTAGACCTGCTTGGGCTTGTAGCCCAGGTCAAGGATCTTCTTGTCACGGCTGGCGGTAGCGTCCAGATCCTCCGGCTCTTCCGTGACGCGATAGACCCGAGGAATGGCCGCGCCAGGGAAGTTCCATTCGGTGAGCCAGCGCGCTGGCCCCTTGTTGAAGGACTCGCACACCAGGTCGGCATCGGAGGTGATGATGTCGCGGCGCACCTCGCGCTGCAGCTGGTCGTTGCCCAACTTGCCTGGCGTGCCTTGGGTACTGGCGGTCTGGCCCAGCACCACCTTCTGGATGGTGGCATCCATGTAGTCCTGCAGGGCCTTGTAGTCGGCCGTGCCACTACGTCCGGCCTCCAGCAACGCCAGCTCCATTCCCTTGGGCATGATGATGCCGCTGTCGGTCTGGATCGCGCGGGTGGCCTGCAGCAGCTTGGCCTTCTCCGGATCGGTTGCGTTGGTGTCGTACTTGCCCACCGCGGTGGGCATGCCGAACTTCTCAAGGAAGATCAGCCAGAACTTGAGCCCGTTGCGCTTGAACAGCACCGGCCAGTACAGCCAGTGCGCCAAGCCGAGGCCGTACGGCTCATCGTCGTGGTCGGCACCGGAGCAGAAGTTCCAGAAATAGGGCGCGTGCGCCGGCACGCCCTCGGTCATCTGGGTCTGGGTGAGCAGGCGCAGATCACCTTCCTTGCCGTAACGGAAGCGCCGACGGTTACGGACCTTGATGTCCTTCAGGCCGATGCGAGTACCGTCGACCTTGTACAGGATCTCCGCCACGCCATAGCCGTAGAACACGCCGAAGAGCATCTTGCGGGTGACGTTGTCCCAGCCGATGCCATGCAGCTGCTCCTGCAGATACTCTGCCGCCTGGCGGTCGATGCGCTTCTCGCCGCCGGGCTCCACCTGCCATTCGCAGGCCACCACCGAATCCTGGCGAGAGCCGAAGGTGGTCTTCACCTCCGGGTCGGACAGCACCTGTTCGTAGATCTGAAGGTCGTAGCCGCCGCGGTTGCGCAGGACACTGTCAAAGGGCAGCAGCAGTGGCCCGGTGTAACCACGGGTGATGTCGATGCCATCGGCAGTGGTGGCAATCTCGCGGCCGATCTCTGGGCGGGCGGTGGTCATGCATATCCTCCAAAATCATTTCCGCCGCTGACCGTGCCGAAGGCATCATCGGTCACGACGGTGGCCACGCCGTCGGCTCGGCCGTCGCCGATGTAGGCGCGCGCGCCGGCCGCCTGGAACTCGATGGGCACCGAGGTGACGTGGTTGAGTGCGGCAAACTGCATCAGCACGCCGGCGATCGCGCCGTCGCCGTGGCGCACCAGCTCCGGATCCTGCAGGTCCTTTCGCTCCAGACGCGGCACCATCGGGATGCCGTCGACGTACTCCACTGCGCGGTGGTCGTCTTCCAGGGACGCGTCCCTGGGCAGGCTGAGGAAGCCGTCTTCGAACAGCGCGATGTACTTGGGCATCCATTCGCCGTACCAGGGGCGCGACAGGGTGACCTCGTGGATTGGGCCACCGATGTAGCGGCCCGTCTCGGTATCGAGCTCAGCCCGGCCGTAGCGGTCGCCGGTGTACTCCATCAAGGTCTGGCCGGGACCAGTGGCATCGCCGGCAAATGACCAGCGACCAGGGAATCCTTCCTTCAGCGCGTCCAGCAGCGCCCACAGGATCTGCTCCTGCTGGCGGGTGGGCGCGTTGGCCATCTCGATCAGGAACGGCACGTCGCGGCGCAGATCCTGCCCGACCTTGGCAGGCTTGATGACCGAGAAGTGACGGTGGCGCGCGAAGTCCATGCCGATCGCCCAGCGCCCGGTGAACCCGGCCACCGCAGCACGGAGCACCGGCAGCAACGTGGTAGCAATCCAGACCGAGCACCAGATCTCGCGCTCCTTCTCAGAGCGCTTGGGGAAGTCGTCATCGAAGACCAGGCGCAGCACGGGCCGGACCTCGGGCATGGCCCGATCTATCCAGACCGAAGGGATGGCTGAGCCATCGCCATCGCGCGGGATGACGTCCAGCTCCTCGCGCATGGCGGCCTTGCGCGGGCCGTAGGCCGAGCGGATGGCGGTGTACCACTCCTTCTTGCCCTCGGCGGTGGCCGCCTTGCCACGCATGGCGCAGACCCGCTCGTACAGGCCATTGGACACCGCATCATCGAAGCTGATGCGGATGACCCCGGCCTTCTTGCCGTAGCGACCTGCCTGGACGTCCTGTACCAGCTGATTGAACGGGTTCTTCTTGCCACGGTGGGTGGACCACACGCGGATGCGGCCACCCCAGATCAGCAGCGCGGTGGCCGACTCGAGCACCTTGGCCACGTCCTTGTGCAGCGCCGCTTCGTCCAGGTCGACCACGCCCTGCAGGCCGTGGATGTTCTCCGGGCGCGAGGACAGTGCCGTGATACGGAAGCCACTGGCGAAGCGAACCCGGAACGCCTGGATCTGCCGACTGGTGCCATCAGGCTGCTGGTCCTGGAAGATGTGCTGCTCAATCCTTGACGCTTGGCCCTGGGCAATGATCGGCGCGAACTTGGCCACGTAGCCGATGAACTCCAGACCCTTTTCCTTGGTGTCGGCCATGTACCACACGTTGTCGCCGCCGGCGTCCTTGGCAGAGGCTGCGGTGATGGTGTCGCTCAACGCCTGGGCGAAGGTGATGCCGGTACGACGCCCCTTCTCGCAGACCGCGATATCCAGCCCTTCCTGCATCCGGATCCATTCGGACTGGTGGGCCATCAGCACACCGGCCTTGCTCGGGTCAAAGTTGGCCGAGATCGAGCGCACGCTCTCGGGCAGCTCCTCCCAGTCCAGGACGCGCTCGGTATCCGGCAGGGGGCCCAGTGCACTCACTTAGCCGACTCCATGCAGCACTTTGTTGCGCCAGAACTCCACGCCCTCGGCGTCCAGGCCCTTGGCCCGTGCAGCCTCCTCGACCCGGCTGGCCGCGTCGACCAGCGCCTTCTGGCGGATCTCGCCGGCCCATTTCTCGCGCACGATGGAAGAGCGGGTCAGTTCAGCAATGGCCTTGGCCGCCTTGCTGTACAGCGCAATGCGATCGGCTGGGGAAATGCTCTCATCGTCCTGGTCGGCCGCTTCCTGGAACTGCAGCAGCGCTTCGAACAGGTCGGTCTGCAGCAGGCCCAGCAGTGCACTGCCGCGCTCGGCGGCATTATCCGGCGCCTGCTCGGCCACCAGCTTCATGGCCTCGGTGCTGGCACTGATCGAGGCCAGGCGGCGCTTGAGCCGCTTGGCCCGCTCGTTGACGGTGGTCTTGCTGATCTCATAGCCCTGCTCGCCCAGCCATTCGGACAGCGAGATGCTGCCGCCGAAGGCATTGGCGACCAGGCGCCGATCCAGCTCGTCGCGCACCTCGGCCGGCAATAGGTCGATCTTGCTCACGGGAGGCATGGGATCACCAGTACTTCGGTGGGCGCGCGATGCCCGGCCCGCAGTCGATGCTGTACTCGACAATATCCACACCGTGGCGCGTCAGCTCAGCCGACCACGGCCCCGAAGGGGATTTGGTGATGTCGATCAGGCGGCGGGTGTCCAGGTAATCCAGCTCCCTGCGCACTTCCAAAGCGGTGGCATCCGGATACATGTCCTGGGCGGCGCCGGCCAGGACGGCTTCGCCGATCGGATAGGGGCGAGAGCGATCCAGCACCAGCAGCATCAGCCAGCGCAGCTGCTCCCGGCGCAACTTGCCCAGATCCGGGCCCTGATTTCCGTGACTCACGGCGTGTTCCCCTTGCTTTGCATGTTCGTGATCTTCGAGGCCACTGCATCGAGCTTTGCCTCGATGACGCTCTGCCCGCGGGCATAGTCCTCGCGGCGGACGTATTCCTTCGCAACTTCCAGGCGGAAGTCGGTGAGGTGGCTCTCAACCTCGCGCCAACGCTTGCTGTCGTTAATCAGGATGGCCAACTGCTGATCAGTGCGTTGCTGCAGCTGGTTGACCAGCCAGCGACCGCCGGCGATCAGGCCGCCGAGCAGGGTGATGCCGATGCCGGCGAACCACACCAGGTAGAGCGGCTGCACTTCAACGATCATGGGTTGGCCTCGACGGAAGGGTGCTGTCCGGTGAGGACACCGATGACGCGCTGGCAGGCCCGGACGTGGTTGTCGGCGTCGCGTCCGACTCGAACAAGATCGCCCGCGACCTCTGCTCGTAGTTGGGCGCTCGCATTACGTTCGACGGCGCCAGAGACGGCTTGGGACAGGCGAGCGGTGTGGCAGGTGGCGAGGTCGTTGCGCAGCCTGAGATCGCCAGTACGCACGTCAGCCACAACGGCAGCAGGGACGGACGCGGACGCCTCCCGATCATTTTCATGTTCGTCTCCGATCTGGGCCATCGCCTTGGCCTGGGTGTGCTCGATGCCACGAGCGCTGCGCTCGTCTTCAAGCTGCGATTCAAGCGTGGTCAGACGCTGCTGCGCCGTGGCGTCACGAGCCTGCGCATCCAGGGCATTGCCGCGGTAGAGAAGTGCTGCGGCAATGGCCACCAGCAGGAGCACCAGCAGCAGGGCGACCGTTGCGATCAGGGCGCGAATCATCAGTACCGGCCCTCGCACATCGCGCGCTCGGCCGTGCGGCGGCGTTCAAGCCCCTTGTATGGCCGGCCACCGGCGTTGGCCCAGTTGCTCAGCTGGGCGCATGCAAGATCCCATCGGCCTTGGTTGGCGTAGATGCGGATGCGTGGCTGCTGGCCGTTGCGCAGGGTGCACAGGCCGTCCTTGACGCCAGCACCACCAGGGCCAACGTTGAACGCGAACGACGTCAGTGCGGCTGCCTGGTAGTCCGCCATCGGCACCTTGATGCAGCTCTGAACGGTGTTCCAGGCGACACCAAGGTCCGACTGGAGCAGGCGCTCGCACTCTGCGCGGGTGTAGGTGCGCTGTTCGACCTTTGCCGTATGGCCGTAGCAGACCGTCAGCTTGCCGACTACATCACGGTAGGGCTGGGCCGAGTAGCCCTCAAAGGGCTGTACCAACCCGAGCAGCAACGCCAGCATGCTCGCCAGCATTCCGCCCGCGATGGGCAGTGCCTTGTTACTGGGTTGCTCTGCTGCCATGCGCCATCTCCAAGGAAAAATGGCCGACGGGCAGACGAGGATGCCCGTCGGCCAGGTGCGCCAGTGCGCACCAAACCGATGGGCAGAGTGTCAATTTCTATTGGGAGGTAGTCTTGGGACCGCGGTCCGCATGAGCCACTGCGGCCTGCGTGGAAGAGTGAGCGCTTGCGGCAGCCGACAGGTAATTGGGAGCTTTGAAAGATCAAGGCTCGGGACATCGACGCTCGACACAATGGAAGTCAAGCCGGCGGGAGGCTTAGCCCCTTGTCCTCACATACCATTTGGACTGCCTCCGGAGAGTCGAGGCCCATTACATGAGCAGTCAACTTTCCATTTAGATCGAACAGCAACCCAGTCATTGGGGTGTAGCCGCCATAGGCGCCGAAGCCGTTCTTGGAATTCACCAGACCACAGAATGAGCCTTCTCCATTGACCCGGACATTACTGAACCGAGCACTAGAGGCATCCTTAAGCTGAGTTTCAAGTCCCGCCTTAATAGCGGCAAGCTCCTTCGGAGTAGCCTCTCGCACGCCCCCACTCGCATGCGCATACGCATACGCCGAGATCGCTAAACAGAAACCGAGTACCACCTTCTTTTTCAATCGAATCATTCCACTCTCCTTAGTTAGGCGTCCGCTTACGGACACTTCGAGATGCTTCAGCTTGGACGTCTTTTCGCAACAGGCCCCCGAGCATCGTCAGAGCTATCGCGCGACTGTCGTCGGAAAGTGCCCAGAACGTGTCAATGACCTCGTTGAACATCGCGATCTGTTCCTGGGCCAAACCAGGCCTGGCTACGCTGCGCTGGCCGACTAGAACGTAGAGAGGGTCCAGCCCGATCTCCGCCAAATCAGCGAGCTGGGCTGAAGTGGGGGACGTAGCACCCTTCTCCCAATCGATCACGGTCCGCTTCGAAGCGCCAACGATTTCGCCAAGGGCGGTCTGGCTTAGCCCAAGACGTGATCGCTCGTCGCGAAGGCGCGACCCGATGGTGCAGATTAATTCACTCATAAGTGTTGACAGGTGCAGATATCTGCACCATTCTTGTCCTGCCCGGTTTAAACAACACCGCAAGGATACGACATGGTTCAGCACCTACCTCCCGGACGCGATCTGATGAACAAGGTCCGCGCCGGCATGACCCTCCAGAACACTACCGTCAGCGCCTGGTGCCGCCAGCACGGCGTGAACCCCAGCGCAGCCCGTCAGGCTATCTACGGCACTTGGGCGGGCCCGAAGGGCCAGGCGCTGCGCGCCCAACTGCTCAAGGCAGCCGGCGTGAGGGACGTGGCATGAACACTTCCGGCCGCCCCCTGGATGAGGTGCCCACCCGCGAACTGGAGCTGTTGCTCGCCTCGGCCCGCGACCAGTACGCCACGGCCGTGAACAACTGGCAGTGCGCCGTCGAATCGGACGAGCCGCTGGCCAGCACCCTGCCGCTGGCTGGCGCCGTGGACGCGGCCGATCGCCGGGCCGTTCGCATCCTGAAAGAGCTGGCCCGCCGCCAGCAGGGAGCTGCAGCATGAGCGAGCAAAGCATCTTCGCCCGCCTGCTGTTCGCCTTGGCCGGGCACAGCCACTCCGGCCTGCGCCTGAAGCCCATTGCCGACGGCATTGGCGAATCGCCCAGTACCACGTTGCGCAACCTGCAGCGCATGGCCGAGGACGGCCTGGTCGAGCGCTCCCCCTTCGACCAGGACAACTGGCGCCTGTCCCCCCGAATTGTCCAGATCGCCTTGGCCCATCAGGCCGAGGTAGCCCGCGAAGAGCGCCAGCTGGACGACTTCAAGAACCGCTACAGCCGTAGCCCCAACTGATGACGAGGATCGAAATGGCAGAGAAGCAACCCAACAAGCGCGGCGCCAAGCCGCTCGCCCAGGCCGAGCCGGTGGGCACGGAACTGGACACGAGCAAGCTGGTCGAGCGCAGCCAGGAACTGCAGGTGATGGCGCAGGCCGAGGCGCAGGTGAAGAGCCTGGCCACCACGCTGGGCTACGCAGGTGCCTTGGACACCGACTCGCTCTGGAGCATGGTCGAGTACCGCCAACGCCGCTCCGTCGAGGACATCCTCGAAATGGGCCGGGGCCTGCTGCTCATCAAAGAGCAAGTCGGGCACGGAGAGTTCATTGATCAATGCACTCAGCGAGGCCTACATCGACGCATGGCGTCACGCTTCATGGGTGTCGCCCTTAAATTTTCCAAATGGGACTCTAAGTCCCTTTTGGCTGCCGCAGGCACCCAAACCAAAGTGATCGAGCTCGCCGTCCTGGACGATGAAGAGATTCAGGCACTGGACTCCGGTGACTCAGTTGCCGGCATCACCTTGGACGACGTAGAGCGCATGAGCGCCAGCCAGCTCCGCACCGCATTGCGTGAAGCAAAGGCTGACGGCGAGGCAAAGGACCAGCGCATCACCAAGTTGAGCGACGATCTCAACAAGGCGGAGGAGAAGACAGCAAAAGCACAGCGGAAGTGGAAGAAGGCCACGCCCGACGAGCAATCGCAGGAATTGCTGACCCAGCTGGAGCAGGCGGCCGCCCAGGTGCGCATCGCCATTGCCAGCGGCAGTGAAGAAGCTGGCTTCAGTGGTGCGGTGATTGCGCTGATGCAGCACGCCGAACAGCACGACCTCAATGTCGAAGAGCAGGTTGCCGGCCTGATCGCCAGCCTGATCAACGACCTGCGCCTTGTCCGCGACCACCAGGAGGTCGGCGTGACGGTGATCCATGACCGCCGCCTGGCCGACTGGAAGCGGGAGGGCTGATATGGCCCTCAGCGCCAGCTTGATCGAGCAGGCCGCTGCTGACCTGCTCTGCGCCGGCCATGGCCAGAAGCGCGCCATTGCCGAGCGATACGCCGCCGAATGGGGCTGCAGCGTGCAGACACTGTATCGACAGGTCTCGAAGCTGACCTGTTCGCTGAAGCCTCGCAAGCGCCGCAGCGATCGCGGCAATTCGGGATGGACCCTTGAGGAACTGGAGCTGATTTCGGCAGTGCTGCTCGAATCACGCCGCGGCACCGGCAAGCGCCTGGCCAGCATCGGCGAGGCCATCGACATGCTTCGCGCCAACGACATGGTGCGCGGCGAGGTGATCGATGGTGAAACGGGTGAGATCCGTCAGCTGAGCGAGAGCTCGGCGGCCAAGGCTCTGCGCGTCAATCGCCTACACCCGGATCAGCTGTCAGCGCCGGCCCCGAAGGTGCAGCTGGCCAGCGAACACCCCAACCAGGTGTGGCAGGCCGATCCCAGCCTGTGCGTGCTGTATTACCTCAAGCGGCAGGATGGCCTGCACGCGATGCCTGCCAGCGAGTTCTACAAGAACAAGCCGAAGAACCTGGCGCGCGTAGAGAACGAGCGCGTCTGGCGCTACGTGTTCACCGACCACACCAGCGGTGCCTTCTACGTGGAGTACGTGCTGGGCGCGGAGAGCGGCGAGAACCTGTGCCGTACGTTCATCAATGCCATGCAGTATCGCGGCGCGGCTGACCCGCTGTGCGGTGCGCCGATGATGGTGATGGTGGATCCGGGCAGCGCCAATACCGGCGCGATGTTCAAGAACCTGTGTGCCGCGCTGGGCATCCGTATCTGGATCAACCAGCCCGGCCAGCCGTGGGCCAAGGGCCAGGTCGAGAAGACCAACGACCTGATCGAGCGCAAGTTCGAGCATCGCCTGCGCTTTGACAACGTACAGAGCCTGGAGCAGCTCAATGACTCGGCATGGCGCTGGATGCGCAACTTCAATGCCACCGCTCAGCACACCCGGCACAAGTCCTCGCGCTATCAGGCGTGGATGACGATCAAACCGGATCAGCTGCGGTTGGTACCGGCTGTCGAGGATTGCATGAAGCTTGCTACCCGAGCACCGGAACTGCGCAAGGTCAGCCCGCTGCTGCGGATCAGCTTCCTGGGCAAGAGCTTTGATGTATCCGGCGTCCCGGGTGTGATCGTGGGCCAGAAGCTGACTGTGGCCCGCAATGCCTTCGGCAGTGAATTCGGAGCGCAGGCCCTGTTCACCGACGACGCTGGGCGCGATACCTGGTACACGATGGAGCCGCTGGAGGCCGACGCCTACGGCTTTACCGGCGCAGTGGCGGTCGGTACCTACCGTGCGCAGTCCGATACGCCGGCCGATACCAACCGCAAGCGGGTCGAACGTCTGGCGATGGATGCGCAGACCGACGAGCAGGCCAAGGCGCAGCGTAAGGGCAAGGCAATGCCGTTCGGGGGAAGGATCGATCCGTACAAATCGGTGCAGCAGGCACCGGAGATCCAGCACCTGCCGCGCCGCGGACACCGAGTCGATGTTGCCGTCCCCGATGTGGTGGAAGCGCCTCGCTTCAACGTCGATTCCATTACGCCGATCCGCGCCGAACTGCCGCCACTGAACCACGTGGAAGCGGCAATGCGCCTGAAGCCACTGGTGGAGGCAGCCGGTTCGGCCTGGTTGCCCGACCACTACGCACGCACCGCCCAGCGCTGGCCTGAAGGCCTGCCGGTGGATCAGGTCGAGTCCTGGGCACAAACCTTGGCGACGCCGGAGCGCGGCGGCCTGCGCCTGGTGGAAGGAGGTGCGGCATGACGCTGCGCCTGAAGCGCCTGCTCACCGATGCCGGCATCAAGCAGGGCGTGCTGGCCACAGCCGCCGGCCTGAGCCGACCGGCCCTCAATGCCCTGATCAATCACGGCCAGCTGCCCACCAGCTGCGATCCAGCAGCGGTGCGCGCTGCCATCAGTTCCTGCCTGACCCAGCACGGCGTGACCGACGCCCACTGGCATGAAAAGGAGGGGCCGACGTGCTCCAACACGCCGGCCCCGGTTTCCCCAACGCAAGACACCGATAACGACAACGACATTCACGACGAGGAAGATCCCATGCTACTGCGTTTTCAGGCATTGACCCCACAGGCCAAGCGCCACTTCGGCCTGACCACCAATCCCTTCGCCGATCCAGCCAGCGCCGAAGACGTGTTCCTCTCTCCGGATATCCGCTATGTCCGCGAGAGCATGTACCAGGTTGCCCGCCACGGCGGCTTCGCTGCGGTGATCGGCGAGAGCGGTGCCGGCAAGAGCACGCTGTGCGAAGACCTGGTCGATCGCATCCAGCGCGAGGAACAGGCCGTCATTGTGATCAAGCCCTACGTGCTGGCCAGCGAAGGCAGCGATGCGGTGGGCAAGACCCTGCGCAGCCACCACATCGCTGAGGCGATCATGGCCGCCGTCGCGCCGCTGGCCAAGCCGAAGAGCAGCCCCGAAGCCCGCTTCCGCCAACTGCACGAATCGCTGCGTGACAGCGCCCGCGCCGGTCACAGCCACGTTCTGGTGATTGAAGAGGCCCACAGCCTGCCGCTGCCAACCCTGAAGCACCTCAAGCGCTTCCGCGAGCTGAAGGACGGCCTGCGCCCACTGCTGTCGGTGATCCTGATCGGCCAGCCCGAGCTGGGCGTGAAGCTCTCCGAACACAACCCGGAGGTGCGCGAAGTAGTACAGCGCATTGAAATCATCACGCTGCCGCCGCTGGACAATGAGCTGGGCGCCTACCTGGCCCACCGCTTCAAGCGCGCCCAGGTGCCGCTGGACAAGGTGGTGGAACAGAGCGCCATCGACGCGCTGCGCGCCAAGCTGGTTCCCTCGCGCGGTGCGGGCTCGCTGCTCTACCCGCTGGCCGTCCAGAACGCGCTCATCGCCGCGATGAACCGCGCCGCTGACCTGGGCGTGCCGACCGTCACCGCCGACGTCGTGCGGGGGGTGTGAGATGGCCATTCGAACTGAAGGCTGGCCGGCCGTAGAAGGCATGGTGGTTGAGCCGATGACGGCGCAGTGGCCGCTTGCAACGCGCGTTGTGGCGGTTCCCTTCGAGATGCAAGACCGTCCTGCACCGGTAAACGTGGACATCCTGCAGGTAGTGATCGTGCCGCGCGCTAACTGGGAGCGCATCACTGCCCATGTGCCGGCCGAGGTGCTGCAGCGTGAAGGGGTGGCTCATGGCTGACCGCGCCCCCACCGACGGGCTGCCGTACCTGCGCAGCTTCGCGCATCAGCTGCTGCGCGAGGCAGAACTCCCCGATCGCCAGGTAACGGTGATGCACCGGGATCTGTTCCGCCGAGCGCACATCGACTGGCAGGATGGCCAGAACATGGCCTCGCTGCTGGACAGCCTCAACCTGCAGCAGCTGCGTGCACTGGTCGACCAGCTGCGCGACGGCGATGAAGACGAGGAGGAATGATGGCCGTTCCGACCCTCCAGCGTTGCCTTGGCCAGGTGCACAACCGCAAGCGCCACAGCGCCCAGCACCCACAGCGAAAGAAGTCCATCGGGGTGCTGGTGCAGGACTGCCACATGTTCCCCACAGCGTCGCGAGTGGGGGCTATCCAGGTACAGGACCCTGACTCCAGGCGTGAGTACCTGATCGAGGTGTGGATCCACACCGGCGTGCTGGTGATCTCGCAGAGCACCAACAAGCGCTGGCTGCTGGAACTGGACGAGATTCTGGACCTGGCGATTGCCGCCGGCATTGATCGGGGGGCCATCTGACATGCAGCTGGCCCTGCTGCCGCAAGAGCTGTCCCCACAGACGGTGCTTTTGCAGTTGCAGGGCCGTCGCGGCGCCGTCAACGGCATCACCGCCCGCGACCTGGTGCAGCAGATCACCTCACGTACCAGCACCGCCGACGAGCGCCGCCTGCGCCAGATCATCGAGCAGCTGCGGCGCGAGGGACACCCGATCTGCGCCCACCCGGCTCACGGTTACCACCTTGCCGCCAGTGCGGCCGAACTGGACCGCGCCTGCACCTTCCTGGTCGGGCGCGCCATGACCTCCCTGGAGCAGGTCAGCGCGATGAAGCGCGTTGCGCTCCCGGATCTGTACGGACAACTCGGGCTGGACAAGCCCGCTACCGACGAGGAATCCAACCATGAACCATGAACGTAACTCCGATGTGCTGTATGCCGCCGCGAACACTGCCCGCGAGCTGGAGAACAGCGGCATCGAGATCTTGGGCCTGCACAGCAACGGCCGTCGCGCGGTGCTGATTCTGGACCGCCCTCCCACGATGGTGGGTGGCCACCTCAAGCGCCGCCAGCCCAACGGCAGCGGCGGCCAGGACCGCGTGATGGCCGCCGAGTACCAGGGCGTGCAGCTGGAGTGGACCCAGCGTCCTCCGGTGCTGCGGGAGGTGGCTCATGGCTGAGCGCGGCCAGTTCCTGGTGGTCCCTGCTGAGTGGGTGGGTGGCGACACCTTCACCGACTCGGCCAAGGCGATCGAAGACGCCCAGGCCCGCAGCAAGGTCGACGGCAAGCATCGCGCGGTGGTTTGCGTGGTCGCTCGCACCACGCCCAGCCCTGCACCGGTCATCGTGCTGACGCGTACGGAAGCCGGCATCACTCAACCGCAGGTCGTTCAGCCATGAGCGCCATCCCCAGCGTCGCAATGCAGCACGCCATCGCCCTGTCACTGGGCACCAGCGTGGTCCGTTCTGCGGATCTGATCGACCGGGTGATGGAGCACGGCTTCCGATCCCGCTGGCATGTGTCCAACGCAGTCTACGCGGCCTTGGGATGCGGGATGATCCTGCGCGTTGGCGAGGGGCTGACCCGCGACTATCGCCTCAACCCCGACTGGAAGATCGACCAAGCGGCGTTGGCGGCCGCGCAGGCGCAGCGTGTGCGTGGTACCCGGCCGGGTATGACAGGGGCGCAGAAGGCCCGATCTGCTGCTGGCGGTTACGAAGGTCCCGCCTTCGACAAAGGCCCGCTGATGCCCTCCATCGGCACCGTGTGTCAGTCCCAGGAGGATCTGGAAGGCGAGCTGCCGCCTTACCTCGGTGGTCGCTTGGTCGATTCGCTGCATAGCCACTTCGATCGCATCTTCGGTGGGGTGGAGTGATGGCACGCACCGGCCGCCAGCGCTACGACCACCTGCGCGCGATGCGCTTTGCGCTGTGGGCGCGTACGCAGAACCCGCGCCAGCTCACACCACAGCGCATTTCCGGCCTGCTCGGCATCTCGCTGGATGCCGCCCGCCGCTGGCGCGCCGACTGGTTCACCGCCACCAGCCCTATCCATGTCGAAGGAGTCCCCGATGTCCTTCGGCCCACTCAACCGTTTGTCACCCCCGCCGCCCAAGGAGGCGCCCAATGACCCCATCCATTCCCGAAGGCTACCGCGAGGACCGTAACGGTCGGCTGGTGCCCGAGGCACAGATCAAGCCGATCGATCTGGCGCGTGACCAGCTGGTGCAGGAGAAGATCCAGCGCGCCCTGGAACTGCGCGAAGCACTGCGCACGTTCAAGGCGGATACGTTCGCCGATATCGGCGCGTTCGTGCAGCTCAGCGGCGAGCAGTACGGCGCCAAGATCGGCGGCGACAAGGGCAACGTCAGCCTGTATTCCTACGATGGCCGCTTCAAGATCCTGCGCGCCTGCCAGGACACCATCCAGTTCGATGAGCGCCTGCAGGCCGCCAAGGCCCTCATCGATGAGTGCCTGAACGACTGGACCGAAGGCTCACGCGCCGAGCTGCGCACCCTGGTCAACAGCGCCTTCAAGGTGGGCCAGGACGGCAGCATCAAGACGGCAGAGGTGCTGTCACTGCGCCGGCTGCAGTTCGATGACGCCCGCTGGCAGCGGGCAATGACCGCGATCAGTGATGCGGTGACGGTGGTGGGCAGCAAGACCTACGTGCGCTTCTACGAGCGCGATGCACGGGGTCAGTACCAGCCGATTTCCCTCGACGTGGCCGGAGTCTGACATGCCGAAGATCCGAGACACCTGCACCTTCCGCTTCGACGGTGTTCGCGGTGCACTCAATGCCAGCACCTTGGCCCTGGCGGTGGAGATCGCCGACCGAGCGGCGCGGGCCGACGTCGAGATCCACGCTCTGGCCGTCGAGCTGGACGGGTTGCGCTTTTTCGACGCCACCTGCGGCAACGTCCAAGGCGAAGACGCGACCGCTGCTCGCTATGCCGTCCGTCAGGCAGTGCGGTACATCGAGGCGCGCGGAGACGCGTTGCCCTGGCGCCTGAAGCGCCACATCTCCCAGCCGGCGCTGCTGCACTTCGAAGATCGCACCGACCCCGAGGTGGCCACCACCGGGCCGCGTCATGCCTGCGTCAACTGCGACATGCCCACCGGTGCGCCCGAGTCGCCCATGTGCGGCCCCTGCGCTCAGCAGGCGGTGGGCGCGATGGCCGCCGCGCTGGCTGCCGCCAACCAACGTTTGGATCTGATCCACGAGGTTCAGAAATCCATCTGCGAGGTGCAATTGTGATCGCGTACTGCTGGGCCAATGGCCAGATCGGCTTCGGAACAAACGTGCCGGACGGCGCAATCTTCATTGCCGAAGGGAGCAGCGCGCAGCTGCGCAAGGTGATCAGCGTCGCAGCCAGGCACGGAAAGGGAATGATGCAGGGGATGCTGCTTGTACCGGGTGTGCCAGAGGCGCAGACGCAGCGGGCAAAGGGTGACGCGCTTGGGGCTTGGCTTGCGTGGTGTTCCCAGCATCCGCGTCGGCTGCGCTGGGGCGCACTGCGCGCCAGCAACCGCAACACCGACTCAAAGGAGAACCGCCATGTTCATGCGTAACCTGGTGCTGTTCCGCTTTCCGACCAGCACCGACTTCTCCGAAGTCGAATCCGTGCTGCCGTATGGCGTTCTGAAGCCGGTCGGTCCGCTGGAAATGAACTCG